CTAGGGGGCCTCCTGGGCTGTTTCAGGATCAACCGGCCAAATCGGAGCCGCCGGGTCGGTGGTGACCTCGGGCAAGTCGCGTAGCGCTTGTGCGTAAGTCGCCCAGGCGGTGGCTTGGGCATCTGTCAGGGTCGTTGGCAGGCCGAAATCACGCTGATTGCGGTGGCGGTCCAGCACAGCGGTAGCTCCGAGCAAGCGGTTGTCGCGCTCGGCGCGTAAAGCGGACCAGGCGGATTGCACTGCCACGGCCTCGATCGCGGCGATCTGCTCCGCTCCCAGCGGGGTCACCGTGCGGCGGATCACCACCACGTCGCCGTCGACGACAGGCGGCGCGGTGCCGCCGATCTCCAGCGGTCCTGGCTCGACCCCGGACAGCACGACAGCGCGGATGGTGTAGTCGCCCGCGTGGTGCGGCAGATGCGATAGCGGCCCCAGCACGGTGGTGCCATCGGGCAGATCAATGGCCTTGCCGTTGCGGGTGTAGCGCAGGAAATCCGCGCCCTGGGTGATGGCAAGATCGAACATGGTGGGGTTACCTCGCGGTGGTAGGGGCGACGCAGACGCCGCCGATGGGACGACCTATCTGGATGGAGACGTATTTTGCGCCACTGGTGTTGTGATAGGCGTCAGACCCGCCGCCACGCAGCTTGACGCCACCCACGACTAGGTCGGCGGCGGCATAGGCGGTTTCGCCGATTTGGGAGTTGGCAATCAAAATGCGGGTGGCGGGGTTGGTCTGGTTCAGCGCAGTAGCCACAACCATGGGGTCACCGGCCGTCGAGACGCGGCGGCTGATGACCAGGTCGGGCCGCACGGTCGATGCCTCAAATGCGCCCCCGGCATCCGCCGTCCCCGTACCAAGGTGCGAGGTCAGGCAGATGTGCCCGGCGCCCTCGGCCACCACCAGCCAGCGATAGGTGCCGCTGGGCGCGCTGGCGGCGATCTGGAACGAGTTGACGCCGATAGCGGTGATGGTGCCATCCGCCGCCGCCGTGCCGTTGAGCGTGGAAAGCTGGCCCGGCGTCATATCGGGGTGCCACCACCGCCAGTCTCCTCCCGCCGCCCCGGCGACCTTGAGAATGACCGAGTTACGGGTCTTGCCCAGGCCATGGGTGACGGTGGTCGCGGTGCCCGTAGTGTGGATCACCTCGGCGGTAGCCACGCCGTAGTTGGACCCGACGCGCAGTCGGCAACCCCAGTAAGTGCCACCCGCCACCAGGGCCGTCGCCGCCGCCTTTCCGGCTGCGCTATTGAGCGGCATTGAATTGGCTGGATCGTCCGAAAATCGCACCCGCCAGTCCTCGGCAGCGTCCCGGCGTTTGATGATCTCGACCCACTGGCCGTTCCAGTGAGCGGTCAGGGACGCCAAAACCGGGACGATATTGGCCCCGGTGGCGCTGGCCTGGGCCAGTCCCTCGGACGGGTCTTTGATGTCCGGCTCGGGCAGATTGGCTGTGCAGAGCGCCTTGGAGCCGGTCGGCAGCGGGTAAACAAACGGGCGCTGTCCGAAGTTGACCGAATAAGTGCAGGTGCAGCCGCCGCCACGTTCATTTGCAACGACCACGGCCCAGGCATATCCGGCGAGCGGGATGGCGAGATCGCCTTGAGACACGCTGTTCCGGTAAAAAGTGACCCGCCCGGCATCAATGTCCCATTCGACGCCGATGACATCGCCCACACTGTAGGGTGCCCCATATCCGCGAAGGCTGCCTAACACTCGCAACGTGCCACTGTAGCCATTATACCCGATCGCGGCGGCCATCTGCCCCGCCGTCCACGCGCTACCGGGCGTCAAGCGATCGGCCCTCGCGATGCCGATTTCGTAAGGCTCGGCGACCGTGTGGGATGCGGCAGTGACCTCGCAGTACCAGTGCCCCGACCTGGGGGCGATTGTTGCGCTGGTCCATCCGTCCAACGCGAACGGGAGCGTACCCCAGCCCCCTGAAGTCTCGGAAACAGCGGCGTTGTGGCAAAGCGGGTTCAACGCCGCATAGACATTGGTCGGCGTACTGGTCACCGTGTCCCGGCCGACCGAATCGAAGCCCGTGGCCTGCCAGTGGTTGCCCTGGCCGCTTACGTCTGCGCCGGGGGCGAGGGGATCGGAAAAGTCCAAGTGATAGCCGTTGCCGCCCCAGCCACCGGCGGCCGCAATGGCGGCATATATCTCGGAGCGCGGACGCGACACCCATACGCCATGGATGGACGCCTCCCCGAAGAGAGAGGGGGGCACGACTGCGCCGTCAATAAAATAAGCGTCCGCGACAATGCCCCGGAGGCAACTTCCAATAGTTTGTTCGCTGGCACCAATGGCGTGACGGTTAACGGTGTTTACCCATGTCGGCTTACCCGCAAATGAGTTGACGCTTACTGTCAACTCCTGCGGTACACCGTTTACGGATATTGAAACAGTGCCAATCTCTGCGTCCACGGTCAGCAGGATATCCAGCCATCCAACGTAGTCGCGGAAAATTGAGCGGGTAACCCCATTGTAATTCAGTATATTTTCGTTTGCGTTGTGAAAAGCAAAACTTCCATTCCTTATGAAAAGAAAGGTGTAATTGCCGTTGCTGTTGTAGACGGAGAGCAAATATTGATCGGAAATTTCGCTGTTAATCTGTAGCGATGCCCGAAAAGACCACTTTTTTATATGGCCAGCTTTAATTGGGGTCCGGGTGAGATAATGCGCTTCGCCGAACACCACGGCCGCGGCGTCCCGCTCACGCGGCACATAGCAGGCAGGGGCCACGGCGGGCTGAGACAAGAACGGCATCATCACCCGGCCCCCCGCTGGCTGATGACGACATCGAGCGCTGCCCCAGACCCGTCCGAGGTGACCCACAGCAGATTGACGGCCCCGGCGGTGGTGGACCACGACCCGCCCGCCACTCTGTAGCCGGGGGCCAGGGTCAGGGTGCGGCCGCCGGTGGCATCTTGCTTGAGGACCACCAGGAACATGCCCGCCTTGCCCTCCGCCTCCGCCGGGAAGCCCAGAGTCAGATTGGCCGACAGCGGCGCCGCCGGGGTGAAGACGTTGCCTGCCGCCAGGTCAGCCGTGGCGACCCCGGCATTGATGGTCAGCACCACCGGCTTGGTCCAGAAGCCCGCTTCCAACACCGCGCTGGCGTTATAGCGCAGATAGGCGGACAGATTGGGGGTATTGGCGGCGATGGCAGCGGCGATCATCACCTGAATGGATTGTGCCATCTGGCCGACGTCGCCTTCATCCGGCACGAGCTTTCCCGCCCGGATGACGTTCAGAATTTCGTCGGTCAGCGCGTTGGCATGGGCAGCGGTGTCCCGCGACGGTTTAACAGTGCCATCGGCCGAGCCGTCGGTGAATTTTCCGTTGTGCAGCCCCACACGGGGGTCGCTCTTGGGATAGTCCATGGTCCTTTTGCTCCTAGACGTACCAGATGATGGTGTGGGCGGGTTTCAGCCGTTCCAGCATGCAAATCAGCGATTGGGCGCCCCAGCTCGCATAGGGTTCGCCGTGATAGCCGCGCCCGTGGCGGCGGCGGAAAACGGTTTCCGGCGGCAGATGCACTTCCCAGATGAATTGCATTTCCCGGCCGCCGTAGGGCGTGCCGTGGGTGCGGCGGCCGTGGAACCTGGCGCGGCGTTCGGTGATGGTGATTTCAAATCCCAGCGCCGCCGCCAGGACGACGTAATAGGCCGGTGACTGGCCGCCTGTTGCGGTCAAGCGGGCCACTACCTGGGCGCGGCGTTCGGCGATCGTGGCCGCCGGGCCGCTGCACGGATCGGGCAGGCCGCACACCCGTTCCCAATCTGTCAGAAGCTCCAGCGTGGTGCGCGGGTCGGCTTCTTCGATCAGGTCCAGGGCGCGGTTGTGGGCGCGTGCCAGGCCATCGGCCATGGCCAACAGAACGTTGGTCAGCACCGTGTCGGGTTCGCGCGGCCAGGCGGCGCCCGTGGGAAGCAGGGCCTGAAGCTGGGACAGGTAAAGCTCGGGTGTCGCTCGCATGTCGTCAGCTCCAGTTCGGCACGCCCAAGGTGGCGATCTGGTGGGGGGCCGGGATAAAGTTGCCCGGCGGGCTGGTCAGGGTGTGGTCGGTTTCCCCGGCGGCTAGGCTGATGGCCTCGCGAATATGGCTGGCCAGGATGACGCCGCCCGGTTCCGCCTCGCGGCGCAACAAGTCTTTCAGTTCGGCCACCACCGCCGCCTTCACCGCGTCGGTGTTGGGCTTCAGGCCGAGGATGGCCGGATTGATGGGCTTGGGCGTCGGGGCGAACAGGATCACCTCGGCCGTCACCGGGCGGCGGGCGTCGATATAGGCTTGCACCTCGGCCACCTTCTCGGCACTGGGGATGCCGTCGCCGCAGTCATCGTCGCACATGAACATGATGCCCACGGTGCCGATACCGCCCCAGCCGGGCTTGACCCAAGCGCGAGTGACGCCCGGCACCTCCAAGGTCCACGCCACATAGTCATGCGCCGCACCGCCGTGGGGCGCCTGGCGGATGCGAGCCAGCAGGCGGGCCAGAAGGGCCGCGTCTGTTTCGGTATCGGCGCCGCCGGTCATGCCGCCCGCACCCACCACCAGGTCAGTGGCCACCCCCCCGATGGTGGAGACCACCTTGAGCTTGGTCCCGGCCACGGCGTTGCCGCCCATGCCTGCCACCTTGGCGACGGCCGGAACAATGGCCGTCGTGCCGGTCACGACGACGGCGGCGGTCGTGACATAGGCCACGCCGTCCGCACGCTGCACCTCGGTGCCCTCATCAATGGGCGTATCGTCATTGCCGGTGAACACCAAATTGCCCACAGCGAAACTGTTAGGCTTGCGAGGAATGCCCCAGATGGATGCCCAGCGGTCCAGAATGTCGCCGTCGGCGGTATCGAAGGGGATTTGTCGGCTGATCCAGTCTTGATAGCCGTACAGCCCATGCAGCGCCCCGGCGTGCACGCGCGCCATGACGTTCAGGTTGGACATGGGCAAGCGGGCATCGGCGCCGGGCAGGCGGCTTTCGAAGTCGGCCTGTTCACGGTCGATCAGCTCGGCCAGGGTCGGGCGGGTGAAGCTCATGCGGCGATGTCCTTCCAGGCGGTGGCCAGATTATCGTTGGCGGCCCACAGCCAACCGAAACGTTCGGTCACGTTCGCGGCCTTGGTTACGGTGATGGTGATGCCCAGCACGCCCGTGGCCTGCCATTCGGTGGTCACGTCAACGCGGCTTGCCACGCCCAGGCGGGTCAGCCACTCCAGCGCCTCGCGGCAATAAAACGCGGCGCGCCGCGCGGTCTCGGCCGTCTGCTTCTCGCGCGACAGCAGCCACAGGCGCGAGCCAGACCGCCACGGCGTGTCGTCGGGGGCGTTGGCGGGCGGCACCACGTCGCCCCACCATCCGCGCCGGTCGGTGGTGCCATCGGGCAGCACGTCGCCCGGCTCGGCCCGGCGGTCGGTGAACAACGACAGGGCGATGGCGGTGTTCAGCCCGGCTTCCTGTCCCAGCAAGCCGCCGATCAGCACCCAATCTGCGGTCAGGGTCTGGCCGTTGAAGGCGGTTTGAAAGTCCATTTTAAGGCCCCTCGGGCGGCGTGATGGAGAGGGTGACGGAACTGATGGCGGCATCCGTCTGCCATGTCTTGTGTTCCCAGGCGGTGCCGCCGGTCCACGTCCACCGCTCGCCGAAGCCGCCCACGTCCCACGACCGGGACCGGGTGGCGTGCGTCTCGATGTCTTCGGCTTCCAGGCGCAGCTTTTTCCCGGCCTTGATGGTCACGTTCTGGTCGGCTTCCAGCGTGGCGTTCAGCGGGGTCTTCACCACCACGCCCGTGCGGGTCAGGTGGACCTTCTGGCCGAGGTCGTCATACATGGCGACTTCGCCTTTCAGCAGCTCGATGCGGAATTGGCGGTCGCACATGGCGATGACGAAGCCGTTGGACCTGTCGCCGCCGAAGAACCCGGCAAAGGGCTGCATGCCCGGCAAGGGGTGCGAGGTGAAACCGTAATCCTGGGGGCGTTCCATACCGTCGCGGGTTTCGCCGATCAGAAAGGTGGCCTGCACCGTCTGGCACGGGCCGCCATCCTCGACCATATGCAGCACGCCCTTGCCCAGCCCCAGCTTCACCCGGTTCTTCAGGTACTCCAGGCGGTTGTCCACCTCGGCCAGGATCATGTTGACCAAGTCGCGCATCACTCTTCCTCCGGCTGGGCCAAGAGGTCGAACGCGCCCGGCGGATAGAGGTTGAGCTTCGTTACCGTGCCGTCGTCGTCGCTTTTGATGAAGGCGACGTTTGCCACCAGCCAATTGCCGTTGATCCGCAACCGGCTGTCGCTGAAAGCCACGGTCTGGCCAGGCCGCCACAGGCCGCCTTCGTGGCGCCAGCCCAATACGGTCACCGATACGCAACGGCTTTTCCCCTGGGCCACCCGTTGCTCATGCGCGGCCCGTTCAGTCAGGTTGATGATGGCCCCTTGGGTTTCGGGCACCATGATCTTGGGGCGGTGGCGCTTTACCGCCACGTCCCTGGCCACACCTTGTTCCTGGCTTCCGGCCGTGGGGTCCGAGCTGTCGGGTGTCTCGCGGGTGCCGCGCACGATGATTTCGGAGAAACGGGCGGCAAAGTTGTTGGGCGCGGTCGCGGCCAATACGTTATTGCCCCGCTTCAGCGCGGCGACCGGCTCGCCAACGGTGCCCCGGCCGATCACCAAGTTCCCCAATCCGTCAGACCACGCCAGGACGCCGCGCTGGCGGCACATACGCTCAATGCACGTCTGCACGGTGTCCCCCGTGTTGACGGCCACGCGGCGGAACGGGGCGCCCGTGTCGGTGGTCACCACCACCTTAATGCCGAAGGGAGCGCACATATCGCGCGCCACCGCTTCCAGCGTCTGATTCAGGTACTCTTTAACTTCCGCCGAACAATCCACGAGGTCGCCTGTGGTATCGCGCCCGGTCACGGTGACGATGTTTGACTTTTCATCAAAGGCAGGGATGGGGTTGTCTACCCATCCAGTCATCACCGTTTCATCGTCGATGACCACGCGGCAAGCGGCCCCAGCGTCGATAGGGTGTTGTTCGAGCTGGCCGTCCTTCAGATATTCGTCGGTCAGGCGCAAGATAAAGTCACCTGCCATGTGGTCCAGGTTCAGGGTTACGGCGACGTTCTCCCAGCCCTCATGGGCTTGGCCGCCAACCCACAGCGTCACGCGGTGTTCTGCCTCAGCCATCGGTCGGCACCTTCAGAATCAGGCCACCGGGGATGAACCCAGGGTGGCGGATGGTCGGGTTCCTGGTCAGCACATCGCTTTCGCGGTCGGCATTGCCATAAAGGCGCTGGGCCAGCACCAGGGCAGGCGTGTCGGCATCGTTGGTCACGTCGGACAGGCGCGACAGATCGGCACCGCGCGTGGTGATGTCGCGGACGGATACGGTGCGCAGGGTGTCCAGGGGTTGATAGACGGCATCGGGCGCCGTCATCATGCGTTCGTCCAACGATGTGGACACCTGGTCGCGCACGGTCACGGCGTCGTCGTAAACGGTAAAGGGCATGTCCGCCGAGGCTTGCGCCGCTTCCACCGCCGCCAGGCCCCGAACCAGGTCAATCATGGCGGCCTGGTTGGTCGCGGCGCGGGCGCGCATGGTGGTGGTGGGGGCAATGGGGGCGAAATCCTGGCCATAATCCAGAAAACCACGTGCGGCCTGATAGCGCGGCCAGCCGTTGTCGTGGAGGCCGAGCGCCAAGCTCATCAACTCGGCGATGGATGATCCGAACCCAGAGAATCCAGTGCCACCCCACAAAGATCTTCGCAGGCCCAACACCCGACCCAGCAGCGAGGATACGCCCCCGTTGTATCGATTGGCTGTGCGGCTGCTGGCCAGAGTATCCTCAATCTTTCCCAGGGCTTGGCCAGCGATGGTGGTCGCCCTGCTCAACAGGTCATCATTGCCACGCGCGCTGAATCTGGAGTCAAAATCCTCCAGAATTGCCGCTTTGCTATCGGTACTGGCCTGGCGCACGGCATAGGCGGTGTCGGTCTTGACCGAGTGCAGCGCCTTGTTGCCGTATTCGACGAACGTGATGGTGAAGGCGACATAGCCGCCTTCGTTCATGCGTTCTTCCCATTCAAAGTCGCGGACCTGCACCTGCCAAGTCTCGCCCCAAGCGTCGATGTATTCGCCGGGGCCTTTTTGCTCCAGCGCCTCGATCAGTTGGTTCTTGGTGGGCAAATAATTGCCCCCGAGCCTGGCTGCCAGCAGGAAGGCATCCACTGAATAGCGGCGCATTTTTCGCCCGGTGTCTTCGGGATAGCCTTCGTCGCGGTCGGGAAATTCGTGATCGGCACCGCGTCGGCCACCCTTGCCTTTGCGGCTCCGCGCTTCAAAGGCAACGCCTCGGAAACTTGCCGGTCGCAGCGTGTCGCGCCAACTCGCAGCCATCAGTTGCCCCCCGCCATGGACTGGCCGGTGCGGGCGATCACGCTTACGCCAGGGGTGGACCCCCGCACGTCGGCACGCATGCCAGGCGGCAGGGTCAACACGACTTCAATGCGCTGGGGCGTAGCGGCGGACGCCTGGGCCACGGCCTGGCCACCGGCTTGCCCGGCGGCGCTCGTATCGGAACCCTTAGTCACGACCTGGGCGCCCTTGGCCTCGGCGGCTTTGATGCCGCTGCCCGGTTTCACTTGATTGTCGTTGGCGGGGTTGTCATTGGCTGCGACGGCAGCACCGACCTTCGGCATGCTCTCGCCCTTGGGGGCAACCCACCCCATCATCGTGGCGAAGTCGGTCAGGGGGCCGCGCACCTTGTCCCAAATGGCCATGATGGTGGCCACGCCATCGTCCCAAACCTTGGTGATGTTCCCCCACACGGAGGTGAAGATGCCGGTGATGGCTTCGCCGACAGGGGTCACGGCATCGACCAGTCCGGCCCATTTGGCGCTGATGCCTTCCCACATACCCATGGCGAAGGTCTTCAACTGGCCCCAATTGTCGATGATCTTGATTGCCGCCCAGCCAATAGGGCCGGTAAAGGCCAGGATGGTGCGCCAGTGTTCCTCCACCCCGTTCCAGATGGTGGAGAAAAACAACTTTACCGTACCCCAATTGTCGATAATGAGACCGGCACCGACGGCAATGGCACCGATGGCCAAGCCGATGGGGTTGGCCATCACGCTGGCGCTCAACACCCGCCACGCCACAGTGGTCAGGGTGATGGCGGGCGGCAACAGGGTGAAGGCGGCGCCCACGGAGACAATCGCGGCGGTGGCGGTGGGCGATGAATTGGCCATGTCGCCCAGCACCGTCACCACCGGGGTGATGGCCTTGAGCGCCATGTTGAACGGCGGCAGCAACGCCGAACCCACGGCTTCGCCCAGCTTGCCAAGCTGGGAATTGAAGCCTTTCAGCAGCTCCTTGTTGGTCTCCATCATGCGGGCGAAATCGGTGTCCACCGTGCCGGAGGCGCCCGCGATGTCGCCTTTCAGGCGCTTGTATTCCTCCAGATTTGCCAGCATGGGCTTCAAGAAGTCTTGAACCTGCATGTCGCCGAAGAACTGGCCGAGAAGGTCAACTTGGCCACCCTTGGTTTTCTTGTTAACCTGCTCCAACAGCGCCTCGAAAGGATTGCCCCCCTTCGCGATGGCCTCGTTCCGCACCTTCACCAAGTCCACCCCGTGTTCCTTGAACTTCTTCAAGGTTTCTGGTGCCATGATCTTGGCCATGAAGTTCTTCATGTTGTTGGCCGCTTCGCTGGGGTCGGCCGCGCCTTTCTTGGCGATCTGGAGCGCCGCGCCCAGGGTGGTCACGGCTTCGGTGCCTTGAAGGCCCAGGCCCTTGGCGGCGGCGCCCAGGGTGGGGAAATAGCGGGCCATATCCTTCAGCTCGAAGGCCCCCTGTTTGCCCGCGAAAGCCAGTTGGTCCAGCGCCTTGCCCATGCCCTCGGGCGCCACGCCCAGGGTGTCGTTCAACACGAACGCGGTCTTGGCCAAGTCGTCAACGTTGGCCTGGGCGGCCGTGGCGGTGCGGCCCAGCGCTTCCACCATGGCGCTGGTCTTGTCTTTGTCCATGCCTGCCGAAACCAAGGCGGAAAAGCCCTTCAACAGCTCTTGCATGGACTGGTTGGTGCGTTCGGGCACGGCCAGGCCGCGAAGCTGGTCCTTCAGCCCCGCGATCTGTTCGTTCGTCATGTCGGCGGTGATGCCCGCCTGCTTCAGCTCATGCTCGAAATCGCTGGCTTGATTCAGGGCAGACCCGATGCCGTGCAGCGATGCCCAAGCCTGACCAACCTGCACCAGGGTGCCGCTCAGTTCTCCGGCGGCCCGGTTGATCTGGCCAATACCGCCGACCGCGCTGCCGATGGTGCTGTTAAAGCCCCCCGCCAGTGCGGCGCCGATGATGATGTTGGTGGCCAGAGACAAGGCGGCTTACCCCTGATGTTCCAGTTCTTCGACTTCGGCCATGTAGGCCAGAAATTCCCTGGTTGGCATGGCTTCGATTTCAGCCCGCGACCAGCCGCTTACACGGGCGAGGCGGAGGACGTTTCTTCGGAGGTCTCGGCCTCCGGGTAGGGAAAATTTGAGAGGGTCGCCTGCACCTTCTGGTAGTCGGCCATGCTGAGGATTTTGACCAGCTCCACCGGCACGTTGCACAGGATGGCCACCATGGCCGTTTCGACTTCCTTGAGGCCGACCGCTTCCGCCTCGGCCGGAACCTGCATGCGGGCATTGACGTGCGGTTCCACCATGCTCAGGGAGGTATAGCGAACGCCCGCCACGGTGCGGGGGCGCACCAGCGGGAAGGTATGGACGGCCAGGCCGTCTTCTCTGGTCGTGGTCTTGGTTTCCATTTCCACCTCCCCTTAGACCTTTTCGGCCGGATTGCCGTTGATCTTGATCTTCATCGGCCCGCCATCCTTGGCGGCGAACTTCAGCGTGTCGGCGCGGAAGGCGTTGCGGATCAGCCAAGTCTGGCCGGTGTCGGCGCGGAAGGTCACGGTGGCGTCCACCAGGTTGTTGATGTCTTCCACCGGGGTTTCGGCGGAAATGGGCACATCGCATTCCAGTTCGGATTGCTTCGGCGTTTCGGAATAGCCCACGGTGCCGTCGGCCAGAACAACGGGCTTGCGTTCCCACCCACCCAAATCCAGCGAGGCGCCGGGCATGGTGCCGACCTTCTTGCCGTCGTAGGAGATGTCGGCGCGGCCAAGGTATTTGGTCATTTAAACCCCCGTTAAACGATGAATTGAATAAGCGCCGCGCCCTTGCGGTACTGGTTGACCAGGTCGGGCTGAAGCAGATGGTCGGCGCGGCAACGGTCATCGGCGTTGCGCTCGACCACCAGGGCGGCCTTGAAGGCGTCCACGTTCTCCACCCACCCGCGCTGTTCCCAATCACGGGCCAGGGCGATGTTCTCGGCCTTCAGGATGGAGGGCGTGACAATGGCTTGGCCGACACCGAAATTCGTGCCGTCGTCGGCCAGCTTGTGGCGCGGGAACTTCTGCGCCTGGCGGGCGCGCCAGGTGCGGCGAAGCACCGACAGGGTGGCCGGGGTTTCCACGTCCAGATAGCTCTGATCGTTCAGGCCCCAATCGTTGACCTGATAGGTGGTGATGGCCCGTTCGATCTGGCACAAGCCCGACGACGTGACCGTAAAGGTGCTGATGCCGTCCCACAGCAGAAGGTTGCGCTCAAGCTTATCGAAGCGGTCCTTCTCGGCCGGGGCCATCATGCCCTTCAGGGTCAGGGTCTGGAGCGGGCGGGCCGGGTCAATGTCGATGGACGATGCCGCCACCGCGCAGTAAATGGCCGCCACCTCATAGGCCGGGGTCGGCGAGCCATAGGTGGGCATGATGGAAAGGGGGAAGGCGTTCAGGCTGTTGCCGAGCGTAGTCAACGCCGCATGGTCGCCCGCGTGCGCGGTCCACACCTGGCCTTCGATCTGCTGGCCAGCGGACCAGCGGTCGGTGAATTCCGCCACCACGGCCGCCAGGTTGGCGCCATCGGTGTACGGGTTCGCGACGTGGTGGTATTGCGCATCGCCCAGGGCGGTCATGCCCGCCACTAGGTCGGGATTGCCCGCGCCGCCCGTGAACGGGGTAATGGTGAAGGTCAGGCCATCATCGGGCACGTCGCCCTGGTAATAGCCCATGCGGATGTCCAGGCCGTTCCAGGCCGTGCCCTTGTGCCGGGCGGTCAGGTTGACCTTGGACGCGGTCACGCCGTCCACGGCGGCGGTGAACACCAAATCCAGGTTGGCGTTGATGGCGGCGGCTAGCCCCTCGGCCACCTGGGCCACTGTGGCGCCGATGGCGACGGAAAACTGGACACGCTGGCCGCCGATCCACACCGTGCGGGTGCTGGC